CGGACAGGAGAACTCCCAGTCGTGTCGCCGGCGCCCGCCTTTCCAGAGGCTACCGCGCCTGCCGCCAAAAAGCCAACTTGCCGCGCTGGCCGGCGTCGGGTAGCGTCGCGGGCATGGGCACGAGGATTGAGCCGGCGATGGCCGACGCGGCGCGGGCGGCGATGCCGAAGCAGCTCGCGGCCGTTTGCGAACACGTCCTCGCCGTCCACGCGTTCTTCAACGCGCTGCATCCGCATCGGGCGGTTGCGCTGACGCGCATCGCCGTCGAGGCGCACGTTCGGCAGCGCTTTGCGCGAGGCGGCCTCGAGCTTGCGCACGTGGTAGGGGAATCGACTACCACGCAGACCATAGCGGTACCGCCCGGACTCCTCACAAAGGACGTGCGCGGCGCGATCCTCGACGCCGTCGAAGCAGAACGCCGAAGCGGCCAGGAAGGCGCTTGAGCCGCAGCCGCCGCGCAACGGGCCCGGCAGCCTCATGGTCGGCATCAACGGCGCCGGCGAGGTGGTCATCAACCTGCCACGGGACATTGACCGGGCACCATCGTCTTCTCGCCGGCGCAGGCGCGAAACCTGGCCGAGCTGCTCAGGTGCAAGGCACTTGAGGCGGAGGAATCGGGCAGCTAGTGACTTTGCGGCCTCTAGGGCAGACCAAGATCCTCTGCGGCGACGCGCTCGCGCGTCTGCGCGAGCTGCCGGCCGGCTCGGTCCATTGCGTCGTGACGTCGCCGCCGTATTGGAGCCTGCGGGACTACGGCACCGGCCGCTGGGTCGGCGGCGACCCGGCGTGCGAGCACAAGAAGACACGCTGGAAGCCGGGGCTCGGACGTAACGGCAGGGGTGACGGGGCCGGCTGCACGAACTGGGGGCTCGACGACGTGCGGCCAACTCGTTACCGCAACCGCACGCGCTGTAGCTGCGGCGCCGAGCTGGTCGACGCGCAGCTCGGCCTCGAGGCCACGCCGGAGGAGTACGTGGCGCGCATGGTCGCGGTCTTCCGCGAGGTGCGGCGCGTGCTGCGCGACGACGGCACGCTGTGGCTCAACATGGGCGACTGCTATGCGAGTTCCCCGCCAGGCAACCAGAACGGCGTCGGCGACTCGTCGACGCTGCGCGGTGCGAGCGGGGCAACCTACCGCGACACGCTCAAGCCGAAGGACCTCGTCGGCATCCCATGGCGGCTGGCGCTTGCGCTACAGGCGGACGGCTGGTGGTTGCGGAGAGACATCATCTGGGCCAAGGGCGTCTCGTTCTGCGCCGCCTACTCGGGCAGCATCATGCCGGAGAGCGTCGAGGACCGGCCGGCGACGTCGCACGAGTACCTGTTCCTGCTGACGAAGTCCGCGAGGTACTTCTACGACGGCGAGGCGGTGCGCGAGGTCGGCGTCCTGGCAGCCGGCACGCGCTCGGCGAAGGGCTCGGCCGATCGTCGGGGCATGCGCGGCGTCAACGCGCGGCCGCCCGAGTACGCGGTCGCCGACGGCACGCGCAACCTGCGCAGCGTCTGGGCGATCGCGACGCGGCCGTTCCCCGACGCGCACTTCGCGACGTTCCCGCCGGCGCTCGTCGAGCCGTGCGTGAAGGCCGGCACGAGCGAGCGGGGCTGCTGCCCGAAGTGTGGCGTGCCGTGGGTGCGGCAGGTCGAGCGCGGCGCGCTCGCTTCGGCCGATGGCACCAAGGCGACCTACCGGCCGACCAAGGGCAGCGACGACCAGCGCGTGAAGGGGCGCAGCGACGGCCGGACGCCGAACCATTCGCGCGCGCGCGCGACGACCGGCTGGCAACCTTCGTGCGAGTGCGGCGGCGGTGCGGGCGGGCTCGGCGACGCGGTCGAGGCGCGGCCGTACGCGCCGGTGCCTTGCGTGGTTCTCGATCCGTTCCTCGGGAGCGGGACGACGGCGCTGGTCGCCAACGGCCTCGGGCGTGACGCGGTCGGCATCGAGCTGAGCGGCGAGTACGTGAAGCTCGCCACGAAGCGGCTGCGCGACGCGTTCGGGATGTTCGCGCACGTCGAGGTCGAGGTTGCCGGCTAAGCTCGTCGAGCCATGGCCGACGTCGCGAACCTGGTGCCGCCCAGCGTCTGCGCCGCGCTCGAGTTCCTCGAGTGGACGCGAATGGTTGAGTGCCCGTACGACGTCGGCATGCCGGGCCGCGAGCTGACCGGCGACGAGACGTCTACGCGGCGGGCGGCGCTGGCCTTGCTCATGGCCTACTTCAAGCTGGCCGACCCGATCCGCGAGGAGGCGAAGTCGAGGCCGGACGGCGCATGTGGTGGCAGCGCCGGCGAGCGCGAGCCTGCTGTGCGGTAGAGAGAAGCCGGCTCAAGCTCGGGATGCGCCAGCACGGCTCAAGTTGGCGAGCGATACTTCCGAAAGGGGGCACCACCATGCAACCGCAGCAACGCGACGACCTGATCAACCTCCTATGTGCTACCGACGATGTTCCGCCGTCCCTGGTCGAGCTGCTGCGGCAGCTCGTTGAAGAGCGCGAGGAAGACCGCGACGCGCTGCGGCGCGCCCAGGCGGCCTTGGACGCAGACGTCGAGCCGGACGTTCGCGCAGCGGCCTTATCGCAGCTCGAGGCCGCTCGCCGGCGGCTCGGCATCGAGCCTGGCTCAAGTTCCTGAGCCGCGCGTGCCGATAGGTGGGGCATGAAGAACTCGGACCTGCTCGCCGAAATCCTCAGGCACCTGGCGGATGGCGCCACGGTCTACGTCTCCACCTGCCTGCGCGTCACCCGCTTCGAGCCGGCCTTCGTCGCCTTGCTCAAGGAGCGCGGCTACGCGGCGTTCCGGCTGACGCAGGACGGGGCACTGTGGATGTACGAGGGCTGCTCGCGCCGCGGCATCCCGCGCTACGTCACCATCGCGACGGGCGACGGAATCCTGCTCGTCGGCCTCAAGTTCGAGCCGGCCGCGAGCCGATAAGTGGGCAACGGAGACAATGAGCATGTCACACCAAGAGCAGCAGAGGCGGTGGTTCGTGGCGGGCCAGACGATGAGCGCGGCGCAGATCGCGGCGCTGCCGACGGCCGAGCAGCGGTTCTTCGCGCGCCAGGGCGCGGCGGCGGCGGCGCGCGCGTGAGCGGCTACTACGACGACGCGCGCTGCTTCGGCTGCGACGGCCGGCTGCTGCCGGGCAAGATCATGCCGGGCAAGCTCTGCCCGGCTTGCCACGACGGTGAACGGCTCGACGACCTGGTCGAGGTTCCGGCGGCCGCGCTGCCCGACCTGCTGCGCCGGGCCAGCGCCGAGGGCAACGCCGAGTTCCTGCGGCTGCTCGGCCTCGAAGCCGCGCGGCGCTCAAGCTCGGCCGGCTCGCAGCCGATAGGTGGGACATGAGCCCGTTCAACCGCGCCCTCTCGCTCTGCTCGACCGATGCCGCGCGCGCAGTGCTCCGCGGCGCCTACTGGGCCGCCCGCTACCCGGAGCGGCGGACCAAGGTTTGGCTCGCCTACTGCGCGCTGACCAACGCCGAGAAGGTCAGCGCCATCGAGGCGGTCAGCTACCTCCTGCGCGCCGGGCTGCGCGCGCACCTGCCGCTCTGCGATCCGGGCGCGCACTTCCCGGTCAACGGCCCCGGCATCGAGCCTGGCGAGTAACGCCGGCGAGCCCGGAGTGGTAGCCTTGCCGCCCGGGATGGGTGGCACGCTCGACTTGACGACGCGGAACCGGCTGCGCACGCAGCGTGCCGCAGTCGCGCGGCTACGCCGCAAGCTGCCCGCCGGCGATGTGGCGCGGGCGCTTGCCGACGCCGTCCTCGAGCTGGTCGACCTGGCGCTGCACGAGCCGCGCGAGCTGGCTGACGACGAGGACGAAGCCGGCGATGAGCTGGCCGCCTCGAGGAGCTGACCCGGGCGAATGGCACTGAGCAACAAGCACCCGCTCTACGCCGATCACCTGGCGGCGTGGCAGCAGATGCGCGACTGCTACGCCGGCGAGGCGGCCGTGAAGGCGGCCGGGTTCGCCTACCTGCCGGCGACGCCGGGCCAGGTCGAGGACGGCATCGTCGCCACGAACCAGAAGGGATGGATCGTCTACAGCGCATACCGCAAGCGCGCGCGCGTACCCGACGCGGTGCGCGAGGCCGTCGACGCTTTCATGGGCGTGCTACACCGCAAGCCGGCGTCCATCACGCTGCCGGCCGCGCTCGAGCCGCTGCGCGAGCGCGCGACGCTGCGCGGCGAATCGCTCGAGCTACTGCTGCGCAAGGTCAACGAGGAGCAGTTGATCGTCGGCCGCATCGGCATCCTCGGCGACGTCGTCGACGAGGGCCCGCAGGCCGGCAGCGTCTACCTCGTGACCTACACCGCCGAGCGGATCCTCAACTGGGACGAGGGCTCGCGCAGCCTCGAGCCGGCGGCGCTGAACCTCGTGGTGCTCGACGAGAGCGAGCAGGAGAGGCAGGCCGACTTCTCGTGGCGAGCCGTGACCAAGTACCGCGTCCTGGTGCTCGGCGACCCGGAGACGAACGAGCCCGAGGGCGCGGCGATCTATCGCGCCGGCACGTTCCGCGAGACTGAGACGTTCGACGCGGGCCAGCTCGTGGTGCCGTCGTTGAAGGGCCGCACGCTGTCGCGCATCCCGTTCGCGATCGCCAACCCGAAGGACGTCACTGCGGCACCGGACCGGCCGCCACTGCTCGGGCTTGCCGACCTCGTGCTGGCGATCTACCGCGGCGAGGCCGACTACCGGCAATCGCTGTTCATGCAGGGGCAGGCCACGCTGGTGACGGTCGGCGCGTCGCTCGAATCGGCGACGACGCGCGTCGGCGCCGGCGCCGAGCTGGCGCTGCCACAAGGCGGCGACGCGAAGTTCATTGTCGCACCGTCGGACGGTATCAGCGAGCAGCGCGAGGCGCTGGAGAACGACTACCGGCACGCGTCGGTACGCGGCGGCGAGCTGGTTGACGCGACGAGCCGCCAGAAGGAGTCGGGCGAGGCGCTGCGCGTTCGCGTCGCGGCGCGCACGACGACGCTGGTCACGGTCGCGAAGGCTGGCGCGTTCGCGCTCGAGCAGGTCCTCAAGGCCGCGGCCGAGTGGGTCGGCGCCAACCCCGACGAGGTCGAGGTCGTGCCGCACCTCGACTTCGTCGACGACCCGATGGCCGGCAAGGAGCTGGGAGAGGTCATGACGGCCAAGAGCATCGGCGCGCCGCTGTCGCTGCGCAGCGTGCACGCGCAGATGCGCATGCGCGGCATGACCGAGCTGACCTACGAGGAGGAGCTGGCCGAGATCGAGCGCGAGGCCGAGGCCGTGGCGATGCTCGGCACGCCGGAATCGTCGGCCGAGGACGGGCCCGAGGAAGACGAGGAAGAAGGCGGCGACGCCGAGGACGCCGAAGGCGACGAGGAGTAGCGCGTGGCTGCCAAGCCGCGGCGCCCGAGGTCAGGCCTGCCAGCACAGCCGCGGACCGCGAACGAGCTGCTGGCCGACGCCATCATCCGGCACCAGGTCGGGCTCTTGCGCTACGCCGGCAGCCTCGACCGGCGGACCCGCGAGCTGCTGGACGCCACCGAGGTCGACCTTCGCCGGGCGATCCGCCGACGGCTGCGGCTCTCGAAGGGCCTCGACCGGCCGAGCGACTTGGCGAGGCTCGAGGCGCTGCTCGCCGACGTCCGAAGGATCCGCAGCCGGGCGTGGAAGAGCGTCGAGGACTTGTGGGTCGAGGAAGGCCGCGGGCTGGCCGTCACCGAGGCCACGACGGTCGACGAGATCCTGCGCGCGGCCGCGCCCGTGCAGCTCGGGACGTCGGTCCCGCCGGCGCCGGCGCTGCGCGCCCTGGTGACCTCGAGGCCGTTCGAGGGTCGAATCCTGCGCGACTGGGCGCGCACCGTGCGCCGCAACGACCTCGAGCGCGTCGAGCGCGCCATCAAGGTCGGCCTGGTGCAGGGCGAGTCAGGCCAAGAGATCGCGCGGCGAGTCGTCGGTGCCGTCTCGACCGGCGGCCGCGGCGGCGCGACGGCGATCGCCAGGAACGAGGCCGTCGCGGTCGTGCGCACGGCAGTGGTGGCGATCGCCAGCGCGGCGCGAGGCGCGCTCTATGCGCGCAACGCCGACCTGCTCGAGGCCGAGGTTTTCCTCGCGACGCTCGACTCGAGGACCACGCCGGAGTGCCGGGCGAACGACGGCAAGCGGTTCCGGGTCGGCGAGGGCCCGATCCCGCCGCTGCACTGGCAGTGCCGCAGCACGCGCATGCCGCTGCTCGACGACGACGTCATCGGCGACCGGCCATTCAAGGCCTCGACCGAGCGCGGGCTCCTGCGCGAGTTCGCCGCGCGCGAGGGCTTCGGCGCGCCGGCGAAGCGCGACGGGCTTCCGCACGGCACCAAGGGCGACTTCGACGCGTTTGCTCGCCGGCGCGTCCGCGATCTGACCGGCCGCGTGCCGGCGAAGACCACCTACCAGGAATGGCTCGGCCGGCAGTCGGCCGAGTTCCAGAACGACGTCTTGGGCCCGACGCGCGGCAAGCTGTTCCGTCGCGGCGGCCTGGCGCTTGACCGCTTCGTCGACCGGCATGGGCGCGAGCTGACGCTGGCCGAGCTGGCGATCGCGCACCGTCGCGCGTTCGTCGAGGCGGGGCTCGATCCTGCCAGCTTCGCGCGATAGCCTCTCGGGTCCGCGGCGTGATGCCGCGAGGGAGGAACCGAGGGCATGGTCCTTAAGGCAATCCACGACAGGCTAGACGAGATACCCGAGCCGTTCCGGGAGCTGTTCACCGAGAAGGACGGCAAGTTCGAGCTGACCGGCATCACTGGCTTGAAGACGCAGGCCGACGTCGACCGGATCGAAAAGGCGCTCAAGAAGGAGCGCGACGAGCACAAGGCGGCGAAGACGAAGCTGCAGGCGTGGGGCGAGCTAGATCCAGAGGACGTGCACAGCAAGCTCGACCGCATTCCCGAACTCGAGGTGGCCGCGAAAGGCAAGCTCGACGAGGCGAAGGTCGAGGAGCTGGTCGCCAAGCGGGTCGAGGGCGTGCTCAAGGGCAAGACCGCGCCGCTCGAGCGACAGCTCAAGACGATCGAGAAAGAGAAGGCCGACTGGCTGGCCGAGCGCGATGGGTTCGTCGCGGCCGATCGCTCGCGCAAGATCGCCGATGCGGTCACCAAGGCGCTGCTCGCGGCGAAGGTCATGCCGGAGGCGCACGAGGACGCGCTCCTACTGGCCGGGCGCGTCTTCGAGGTGCGCGCCGAGGACGGCGCGGTCGTCGCGCGCGACGGCGTCGGCATCACGCCGGGAATCGACCCGCCGGCGTGGCTCTCGGAGATCCAGGCGCGCAAGCCGCACTGGTGGCCGCCGAGCCAGGGCGGTGGCGCGAAAGGCGGCGGGCCTGGCAGCCTGAACGGCGCCAACCCCTGGTCTGCCGAGCACTGGAACGTGACGGAGCAAGCCAGGTACGCGCGTGCGCACGGCGAGGAGAAGGCGGCCGCGCTGGCGAAGGTGGCCGGCTCGAGGATCGGCGCGACCCGACCAACGCAGCCAGCCAAGAAGGCCTAGGGGCTAGCGCGGCTCCCGATCGCGGGAGTAGGATCCTCGCGCGCGCACGGCATGGCCGGAGCCGCGCTCCCGCTGGTGGCAGGGGCTCGCAGGCGCATGGCGCTGCGACGAGGGAAGCCACCGAAGGCGGGTCGAGCCGTGGTGCGACGACCCTGAGTCCGAGACCGGATCGTCGAGGCAGAGAACAACCGTGGCGCTGACCCAAATCGCGGACATCGTCGTCCCAACCGTCTTCACCCCCTACGTCCAGCAGCTCACGGAAGAGAAGAGCCGCCTGATCCAGTCGGGCGCGCTCAGCGTGGACGGCGTCTTGAGCGGCATGCTCGCTGGCGGCGGCCTGCTGTTCAACGTGCCGAGCTTCAAGGACCTCGCGAACACGACCGACAACGTTTCGACCGACTCCGAGTCGGACACGATTGTGGCGGACTTCGGGGCCGGCACGCCGAACCCACGGCTCGACGCGTTGCCGAACAAGACCGGCACGTCGACGGAGACCGCGGTTCGCCTGTCGCGCAACAACCACTGGTCGTCCTCGGACCTGGCCGCGGCGCTCGCCGGCGCGGATCCCATGGCCTCGATCGCCTCGCGCGTCGCCGACTACTGGGCGCGCCGCCTGCAGGCCGCCTTCGTGGCGGCGTGGAACGGCGTCATCAAGGACAACGTCGCCAACGACGCGGGCGACTACCAGAACGACATCTCGGCCGGCGCCTACGTCGCCGGCGTGACCGACTTCTCGGCCGAGGCGCTGATCGACGCCGCGCTGACGGCCGGCGACTCGATGGACCTCTTCACGCTCGTGCTCGCGCACTCGGTCGTCTACGCGCGGATGAAAAAGAACAACCTCATCGACTTCATCCCCGACAGCGAGGGCCGCGTGAACATCGCGACGTTCTTCGGCATGCGCGTCGTCGTCGACGACGGCCTGCCGAACGCTGCCGGCGTCTACGACACGTGGGTCTTCGGTGCCGGCGCGACGCGCCTGGGCGTCGGCTCGCCCAAGGTCGCGACCGAGACCTACCGCGAGCCGCTGGCCGGCAACGGTGGCGGCCAGGAGGTGCTGTCGAACCGCGTCGAGTGGTCGATTCACCCCGTTGGCCACGCGTTTGTCGGCACGGCGGCGAACGGCGGTCCGGGCAACGGCACCGGCGCCAATCAGCTCAACGCGGCCGCGTCGTGGAACCGGGTTTTCCCCGAGCGCAAGCAGATCCGGTTCGCGCGCCTCGTGACCCGCGAGAGCTGAGCCATCGGGGCGTCGTGAGCCGAAAAGAGCAACAGGGAGGCAAGAGAGAACATGGTCAAAGGGCTACTGCGCTCGCTGGGGCGCAACACGGCGAGGGCGCCGGTCGTCAAGCAATCGGTCAAGGTCAGGAGCGTCCCGGTGTCGGTCGATGGCCTCGCCGGCGTCGGCTTCGGCACGGCGGTCATCGGCGACTTTCCGGCCGGCAACATCCTGTTCCTTGGCGCGGTCGCCTACCTGCAGTTCCGGGGGCCGACCTCGGCCAACCTGGTCGACACGTGGGAGGGCGACTACTCGATCGGTACCGCGCCGACGGCCGACGCGTCGCTGGCCGGCGCCGAGGTCGACGTCGTACCGAGCACGGCGCTGGCGGCGGCGACGGCCGAGCTGTCACCGCGCACGCGCGGAACGCAGGCCGACGGCGCCAAGGCCGGGCAGGTCTTCGACAACACGGACGGGTCGCTCGAGTTGAACCTGAACCTGCTCGTCGACGACGCGCACATCGACGCCAACGACGTGGTCATCACGGCCGACGGCGACGTCCTGCTATCCTACGTCGTGCTCGGCGACGACTGAGCCCGGGCAGAACTCTAGGAGAAGGAAACGCATGGCGGCGCTGAGCATCGCGGACGCGGTCGGAAAGCTGGATCCGGCCAACGACGAGCACTGGACGGAAGACGGCCTCCCGAGGGTCGACGCGGTCACCAAGCTCGTCGGGCGTCCGGTCGTGCGGCGCGAGGTCACCGAAGCCGCCCCGAAGGCTACCAGGGCGGCAGCGCAGCCAGAGGCGCCGCCGGCGCCGCCGCAGCCGCCGCCGCCGCAGCCGGGGCCGCCGGCGCTGCCGCCGGCGCCGGCGGCGGCGTCGTTCCTGGCCGACGACGTCGACGCCGCCGCAGTGTCGCCGGCTGGCGACGACGTCCTCGAGCTGCCGCGCAACGAGGTCTACAAGTCGCTCGACCTCGTCGAGCGGGCCATGGCCGAGATCGACCGGCGCGCGCTGGTTCTGGCTCGCCGGCGCGATCGAGTGATGGCCGGCCTCAACGACCTCAGCCGGCAGACGGCGTACCTCGAGGCGGCCAAGAACGCGCTCGAGCGCAACGGCGCGCAGTCGAAGGACAGCGGCGTTCGCGCCTACCTCGACCGGCAGAAAACGGTTCGCCTCGAGAGGGCCAGACGCGCGCAGCGGTTCATCGAGGCCGGCACTACGCCGGGCGACGTCGTCGCCCAGCTCGCGAACAAGTCGAGGCTCGACGCGGTCATGGGGCAGCGCCGTCCCGGCATGGGCGGCACGCGCCCGGTCTACCCGGTGCCGCAGCAGTGAGATCACGGCCGACTCGGCGGCGGGTCGCGACTTCGCCCGCGTGCTGAGGGCATAGCGTGGCACTCCCAACCGTCATCTTTCGCACGATCGGGTCGGCTGCTGGCCGCGACTTCGCGACGATGCCGCTGTGGGAGGACGCGACCGACTACGACTTGGTGGCCGCCAACGTCATCGAGGTTGGCCTGGTCTACGCGGACAGCGTGTTCACGGCGGCGGTGGCGCTGGCGGGCGCGACGACGGACCCTGGCCACTTCCGCGTGCTGATGGCGGCGCCCGGCCACGAGTACGACCCGATCACGGACACGGGGGTCAAGATCGTCAGCAGCACGGTGGTGAGCACCATCGAGCTGGTGGAGGGCTATTCGTGCATCGTCGGCATCTACTTCTCCACGAGCGTGGCCAAGAACGCCAACCAGGCGCACGTCGTTGGCTATACCGGCGCGCGATGGTACGCCGAGCGCTGCCTCGTCAAGGACACGTTGAGCACGGCTGATCCAGTGATCGGCTTCTTCGACATCAGCACGGCGGCGTTTGGACGGAGCTGCCTGGCTGTCGGCAAGGATGCCACCAACGGGCTGGCGAACGGCTTCAGAGGCAACGGGTCTCTCGTCTCATGGTATCGGTGCGTCGCGATGAGCTGCCGGCCTGGCGCCGCGCCACACGGCTTCTACGATAACGGCGCTGCGCTCGGGTGTGTTGCCGTCGACAACGGGACCGACTTCCGAATCGGCGCGACCGGCAACGAGACCTATTCTGCCTCGCAGGACGTCTCGGCTGACGGCACGGGATCGATCACCGGCGTCACGGCTGCTGCCGCCTTCCGCAACGCGGCGGCCAACGACTTCCGGCCGCCGGCAGGCGCGCCGACGATCGACAAGAGCGTGCCGTTCATCCCGCCGTTCAAGCCGCTCGCGCCGGCATTGGCGCCCGGGCATCCTTTGAGCGTTGGCATCGCCCTGCTGCACCTATGGGCCGACCGCGTGGCCGACGTGGCGACTGACCTGTCGGGTCGCGCCAACCACTGCACGCTGGCGGCCGGCGCGGGCGACGCGGCGTGGTCCCGCCACTTCCCTGGCGCCACCATCAGCATGGATGGCGGCAGCGCGACGCCGATGATCGTCGCGCAGGCGAGCGGCCTGCCGCTGGTCGCGGCCGGCGCGTTCTCCGTTGCCATGTGGGTGAGGCCGGACACTGTCGCGGCCGGCGTTCGCGCCCTGTGGTCGGAGCAGAACGCGGCTGGCACGACGCGCTACTCGCTGCTGTGCTCGGCGGCGTCCGTCGGTCTGCGCGTCGTCGACGCGACGAACGGCACGCTGGAGGACACCACCTCGGGCACGGTAGACATCGGGGCCGATAGGTGGCACCACGTCGTGCTCGTCGACGAGGGCGGCGCCTTCCGCATCTACGTCGACGGATTCTTGCGGCACTCCGGTAGCTACGTGAAGGCGAGCCTAGCTGTCGGCGACCTGGTGCAGACGAGGCCGTTCCTCAACATCGGCACCGCGTGGACTGGCCACTGCGCGAGCTTGATGGCCTGGGAGCGCGCGCTGACGACGACCGAGATCCAGCAGCAATGGATCCTGCACCCGTGGGAGCTGGTTGGCGGCGACCCGCCGCGCGATTTTTCCGGCACGTTTGCGCTCCAGGGCGCCAGCCTCGACATGGGCGCCTACGAGCACGTTGCGGCCGCGCGGCCGGTCGCTTCGGCCAGTCCCGGGGCGGCGAGCATCGACAAGCCGGTCCTCTGGCCTGGCTTCCGGACGGCGAGGGGGCAGGCGGCGGCCTACTTCCAGCGCAAGCGCCATTGCGGGCTCATGGATCCTGCGCGCGGGCTCTTCGTGACGCACCGATTCGTGGCGGCCGACTCTGGATTCGACGTCGGCGACAGGTTCCCTGTCCGCACCGCGCCCGTCACCTTCTCCGTCACGATCCGGCGTGATGCTTCCGCGGCCGCGCACGGGATCATCTTCGAGGCCGGCGACGCGACTACCGGGCTCGCGCTGTGGATCGCCGGGAACGGTCAGGACGTCATGGCCGCAGTCGGCGACGTCGGCAACGGCGGTGCGACGGCGACCGTAACCTCTGCGGTGATGGCCGCTGGTCAGACGATCCGCATCGTCGTGTCCGTGGTTCCCGGCACCGGCGAGCTACGGCTATGGGTCAACGGGCGCGTGGCACGCGCGGCGTCCGTCACGAAGCCGCTGCCCAACGGATGGGCGGCCGATTCGGCCGCCGGTATCGGCCAAGTCTCGGGAGCCGTGAGCGCGCGCGTGCCGGCCGCGGACCGTATCTCGCTGGTCGGCGCGGCGATTGCCTCGCCGATCTTCGCCTTCGACGGCCAAAGGCCGCAGCACTTCGGCGCGGCGTGAGCATTGGAGAACCGACCAGATGAAGACAGCTATCGCCGCCCTCATCCTCTCCGTCGCCTTGTCGGCCCAGCTCGTTTTGCCGCCCGGGGCGTCTTCGCAGGAGGGCTTTGCCTCCGACGGGAACGTCTGGACTTACCAGACTTTTCGCGCCGCCACGCGCTACCCGGCCTCGTGGGTCATGGGACCACGCACGGTCACGCAGGTCGCATGGCGAGCCGACGCGACGTACGCCTGGACCTACGACCGGATGCAGGGACAGGCCACCGTGCGAGCAGGCGCTTGGCTCGGCAACCCCGCCGTGGCCTGGTCCGCCAACCTCACGACTGTCTTTCAGGGCGCGCTCGACCCGCCGCAGATGGTTGTCGTGCAAGCCTGGACGCCGCAGCCGTGCACCTTCGTCGTGCCCTTCTCGGCTCCTCTCGTGATACCGCAAGGCGGCCTCGAGGTCGACATCGTCTTCGTCGGCCCGTGGGATCCCGTGTGGGGCAACCGCGCAACTTACTGGGTCGACGCGCTGCAGAATCCGGACAGCAGCCCGACACTCGCCGACCAGTGGCTCGACCAGGTGCCGCCGTACCTGGGCTGCGCCGGCTGGGTGAGCGAGGCGCGGGCAGACCGCGCGCTCGGCAAGCTCACGATGGAAGCGCGCGACACGGGCCTCCCGAACGCGCCGGTCGTCCTCGTCATCGGCGCCGTGCCGTCGATCCTCGGCTGCTCGCACGTCGCAGGGACCGCCTTCTTGCAGGCGGTGACCGACGGCGGCGCCTGGCTCCAGTACCATTTCCCGCAGCCGGCGGCCGACTTCGCGTGGGCATGGCAGGCTTGGATCTTCGACCCGACGCGGCCGATCGATCAGTGCCTCGGCTCTGGTCACTACTGCGCATGGCGCTACGGTGACCCCTGGCCATGCCAGCTGGTCTACGCCTACGATGCTGCGGCGGCGGTCCCTAGCTATGCCCTGACCGGGGCATCGTGGGCGACGAGGATCCAGTGAGCACGGGAGGGTAACGACCGATGGGCGCAGCACTCTTCGAAAGAGGCCGCGAGGGATTCCTCGACGGCACGATCGACTTCGACACCGACACGATCAAGGCGGCGCTGCTGCGCTTGACGACGGCCGACGTCGGCATCAAGGCGATCACCGGCGCGACGAACGCGACGCCGATCGTCATCACCGCTACGGCTCACGGCTTCGCCAACGGCGACCTGGTGCTCATCGGCAAGGTGGGCGGCAACCAGGCGGCGAACGGCATCTTCAAGGTCGCCAACCAGGCGGCCAACACCTTCGAGCTTACGGACCCGATCACCGGCGGCAACGTCGTCGGCTCGGGCGCCTACACGACCGGCGGCTACGCCGTCTGCCTGGGCCCGAGCGCGGCCGGCGACCACTGGGAAGACTTCGACGCTGCCGTGGTCGGAACTCCGGTGACGCTGGCGGGCAAGACGGTGGCGAGCGGCGTCGCTGACGCAAACGACGTGACGTTCGTCGCGGTGCCGGCCGGCGCCGAGGTCGAGGCCATCGCTCTCTACGAAGACACGGGCGTCGGCAGCACCTCGCGAATGGTCATGATCAACAACGGCTACCACGTCGTGACCTGCGCGGCGGTCGCGGCCGGCAGCGCGACAACGATCGCGGTCGAGCGGCTGGCGGCCGGCATCCCGAACGGCGCGACGATCGCCTTCTCGAACGGCCAGCTCGCGACGTTGACCGCGCTGGCGAACGCCGGCGACCGGACGCTGACCGTCAGCGCGCTGAGCGGGTCCGTGACTGCCGGCTCGCGCGCGAGCGCGCCTGCGACCGGCAGCGGCTTCCCGTTCACGCCCAACGGGAACGACGTGCTGAATACCTGGGACGCCGGAGCGAACCGAATCTTCAAGCTGTAGTCCGTGGGCGTCATCAACGCAGACCGCGTCAAAGAGACGTCCACGACGACCGGCACGGGCACCTACGCGCTCGACGGGGCGGCGGCCGGATTCCGCACTTTCGTTGCGGGCATAGGAGACGGAAGCTCTTGCCACTACGTCGCCGAGGACGGAACGGACTGGGAGATCGGCGTTGGCACGGTGAACGATGTTGGCGGGCCAGGCGAGCTGGTCCGCGATCGGATCATCGCATCCTCGAACGCCGGCGCCGCCGTGAGCTGGGGAGCCGGGACGCGCAACATCTTCTGCTCGGCAGTCGTCGAGGCGTTGGAGCAGCGCAGGGTGCTGACCGCCGACCAGGCCAGCACGACGGTCACCACCAACGTGAACGTCACCGGCTTGGACTTCCAGGTCAAGGCCGGGCGGCGCTATATGTTCAGCTACGGGACGCTCTCGCGCGCCGCAGCGACTACCACTGGCATCCGGCTCAGCGTGACGGTGCCGGCGTTTACGAAGTTCGGCGCGGTGGCTCGCGTCCCTACATCCACAGCGGACGGCGCATCTACAGAGTTCCAGGGCAACATCACGGCATCGGGCGATCAAGTAGTCGGTACCGGCCACCCGGCGACAGGACTCGACTATTTCAGCGAAGTTCGCGGCATACTGGTGCCATCGGCTGATGGGGATCTCCGGCTCGTGTATGCCTCCGAGGTTGCGGCCTCAGCCGTCACCGTTGCCCAGGGGAGCTACGGGCGGCTCCTGGTGCTGGGGTAATCGGCATCATAGGGAGAGTCAGCATCGGCATGCCATGCCACGATGGCTTCCGGGCCGATAC